CTAGCCCCCTGCCATCCCCGCCTGTCCTTGCTACACTCCCGGCCGCAACCGGAGAACCTGAATGTTCGATCCGCACGAGCCTGACGACGATGGCGACGAGGATCCGTTTGCCTTGCACAAGCGGCTGGCCGATGCGGTGGCGGCGATGCTGTGTGCGGCGCTGCTTCCGAACTCCGACGATCAGGCGGGTCATGAGGCGGACATTGCGCTGGCCGGCGATTTGGTGATGTTGCGGCTGCTTCAGCACAATCACGCCCCCAACGAGATCCGGCCGGCGATGCAGGCGATTGCCGCCCACTGCGATCGCTTGGCGGAGCTGTTCATCGGTGCCGCCCGGGCGAATGGGGTCGAGGCCGATCGGGGGATCCGGTTCGAGGTCAGCCACACCGATTATTCCAAGGAGCGGCGGCAATGAGTGCGATGCATTGGGAGAAGCGCAACCGGGAGAAGAAGATTGGCATTCCGCTTTCCGAGCGGTTCCGGCGTCAACCCGGGTGGCGGGACAAGCCATCGGGGATCAGTTTCCGGCGCTGGCCGGATCACGTCCCTCCGCATGACAATGCCGGCCGCGCCGAGAATGCCAAGCGCAGGGCGCGGATCACGCTGCCCAAGATCTCGATCCTGAAGCCATGACCCCGCGTCCGCTCAAGCCGCGCTCGTGGTTTTGGATGCCGCCGCCCAAGGCGACCGACACGGTCAACCATCCCAAGCCGAAATACCTGCACGGCGCGATCACGCTTGATCGTCCGAGCGCGGCCACGCAGAAGGCGCGCCGCCGCCGCATCACGCTGCCGGCCACGTCGATTCAGCGCAAGCCCTGACCGGCCATGCTCGACGCCAACACCGTCATCGCCAAATGCATTGCGGCGATTTACGAGGCCGCCGCACCGCACCGGCCGACCCGCATCGGCACATCAGCCGGCCGGGTGATCCCGAGGTCGGACGGCTCCCAAATCGTCAAGATCCGCGTCTCGATCAATTACCCCGATGGCGAGGAGAAGTTTGCGCCGATTGATTGTATGATCGACCGACAGGGCAATATTTCGATCGTGGAGCACCGGCCGTGAGCTGGCAGTTTGCCCTGATTGTCCTGGCCATCGTCGCGGTGATCATCGCCGCCATGGTGGCGTTTTTCTATTATGTCGAGCCGACCCGGCTCGCCCATCGCAAGCCCGACCGCTTCGATCCCTATGACAAGGACCTGCCGGCCGAGATGGAGGCCCGCCGCACCCCCAACGAGCCGCCGCCGAAGGCCCCACCACCGCCCCCCAGGAAGAAACCGTAAGGCTGACCGATGCGCTTTGACCGCGATATCTTCTTTGCCAATGTCAGGGACGAGCTCTTCGACGGCGCGCTTTCCCAGCAGAACGTCGATGGCATGTCGATCATCCTCGGTGTCTGGGAAAACCAGCTCGGCGGCACCCCGCTGACGGATATCAGGTGGTTGGCGTACATGTTTGCCACCACCTATAAAGAGTGCGCCACGACCATGTGGCCGATCACCGAGTATGGATCGCAAGAATATCTCGAAGGAAAGGAATATTTTCCCTTTATTGGACGCGGATTTGTCCAGTTGACGTGGGAGGACAACTACAGAAAAGCTTCATCTGCACTTGGTCTTATTGAGAACCGCGATCTGGTCGAGCATCCCGATCTTGCGCTCGATAGCCTGATCGCCGCCCGGGTGATGACCCGCGGCATGGCCGAGGGCTGGTTTACCGGGGCGCAATTGGGCGATTTCTTCAATGACACCGAAGACAACCCGTATGACGCCCGCACCATTATCAACGGCCATGATTGTGCCCAGGAAATTGTCGGCTTCCACGACCTCTTCCTGGCCGCATTGGAGGCGGCGCTGATCGTCGAAGTCGAGCCGCCGCCGCCGATCGATCTCGCCCCGTCGATCGTCAATCTGTCGGTGCCGGCGCCGGTGTCGGTGTGGATCAATGGCGAGGAATGGGCGCCGGTGGCGTAAAAAAGCCCGGGGTCGGCAGGGTCGCCTGAACCGCCCCGGTGGTCATCCGAACGGCCTTACCCCCGCCGGTACACTCTAGCGTCCTTGACTGTACGGAAACTTGCAAATTTGCAATAGTGCTTCGCGGCCACAGTCATGACCCCTCCAGAGCCCTGCCCGTGGCCGCACGGCCGGCGGTGACCCGATCAAAGTCCGACCTGATCCGTTCTCGCGAACCGCCGCCGGCCAGCTATACCGGGCCGAGCCCGAGCACGGGCTTTGAACTGGCAGGACGACTGAAAGCGCCCCGGCCCGGTGCCAACTCAGCGCTTCACCGTCGCTTCGCCGCCGCAATGCGGGCACCAGTCGTGATCGATGACCCCGGTGCCATGACAGGCGGGGCAGTCCTTCAGCTCCGGCTCATCCCGCGGCGCCACCCAGCGCGGCCTGTATTCCCAACGCGGCTCGCGCGGCAGTTTGGGTTCCTGCTGGCGGTAGATCGGCCCCCGATTTGGCGGATGTTTCGGCTGTTTCGGCTGTTTCGGCTTCTCCGGCTGTTGCTTTGGCCCCTGCCAGCGGGTTTTCCACGGGTAGACCCGGCCAGCCATCCTGGCGGCCCGCTCGATGTCCTTCAGCACGGCGAGCAGATAACCGGCCTGGGCCCGCTTATTATGGATCGCGTCACTGATCTTGTGGGTCCGCTCCCACTGCTCGATCCGCCACCAGATCTGCGCCGCGCGGGTCCGCGACAGCCCCAGCCGCCGCGCCATCTCGGCCATCGTCGGCATCTCCCCGGTGGCCAGCGCATAGCGGCAGATCTCTTCCGAGAGCTGCTGCATGCGCGGCGTCCACTCGGTCACAGCCGCTCGATCGCGTGGCTGATCCTGGCATGCATGCGGATTGCCAGCTCGGCCAGCGTGGTGGCGTCGGCGCGCACCCGATCGAACATCGGCAGCCCCTCGGGCTGGTCGGCCGCCGGCTTGGCCAGGGTGGCTTGATCGGGGAAGCCGACGATCTGGTCGCAGAGTTGGTTGAGCAATTCCTCGACCTTGAGCAGCCCGTCACGCGCCTGGGCGAGCTGATCGACCGCCCGCCGGCTCGCGCCCGGGGGCTTGGTTGGCTGGACGCCGATCGACGCCTCAATGGCCCGGTTTAAATCCTTTTCCAGACTGTCGCGGATTTCGCTGCGCTCAGCCATTGATGTCGGCCTTGCCGATCTCCTGATCGACCTCGCGTTCGACCCGCTCTAAGCCGCGCTGAATGCCTTCGAGCGCCGTGGCGATGCGCGCCAGGGCCTTGGCGCAGGCCATCACCGAGCCGTCGATCTCCTCGGCCCAATCGCCGATCGTCGCCATCGCCGCCAACAGGGCGTCGGCGTTTTGCTGCGTTTTGTCTTCACTCATGTCGATCTTTTCTCCAGATTAAGTTGGGTTACGCATCTTCTGCACATGCCGGTGGATGGCGTGGTTGCGCAGTAGTTTCTTCACCGAGGCGTGGCTGTGGTCGGCCGCCTCGCGCCGATCGGCGGGGGTGTCGAACATCGCATCGAGGGTGATGAACATCATCGAGTCGAGCAGCGTGAGCATCGTCGCGTTGAAGCTGTTGGGGGTGTCCATGTCGTGCTTTTCGCAGAAAAGGACCGCCTCCTCGCCGAGCGCCGCGGTCGCGGCCGCCGCGATCTTGGCAATTTCCTCGGCCTGCCGCTGGGTGAGCTTGCCCATTATTCGGGGTCCACCGGATGGCCGGCGGCCCACAGTCGCTCGACCCGGCCGGCGCGGCGCACCGCCAGTCGATCGCAGCGATTATTGCCCTGGTGCGGATAGTGGATAAAGCGGGGGAAACCCGGGCGGTTGCAGTGAGACACCATTAGCTGCAATCTCTGGCCGCAACGCGGGCAGCCATAGTCGTGATTTGAGAAGCTGTCAGCGTCTTCAGCGGTGATCAACTTGCCGCCCGGCAGCATGGCAAAGGGGTTGCGCATATGTCCTCCTATTCACGAGGTGTACCGTGACAGCCACTAACGAAGCGGTCAAGGGCGAGCCGCGGATGGCGAAGACCCAGAAGACGACCAAACGGCGGTGGCTGCCGCGCCACGACATCTTTGCCGCGGCGATCGTCTCCGGCCGCTCGATCAAGGACGCCTTCGTCCTGGCCGGCGGCGCCCGGCACGACGGCGGCACCCAGACCTCGCAGACGTGGCTCCGATGGCCGCCGATGATCGAGCGGATTGCAGTGCTGCGCGCCGAGCGCATGAACAGTCTGGCGCTCGACAAGGATCAGGTGATCCTCAACCTCGTGGACACCTACAACAATGCGATGCGTGCCGACCAATATATGGCCGCGGTGCGGGCCATGGATCAGGTCGCCAAGCTGCTCGACCTTTATCCGACCGACAAGCAGCAGCTTGAGGTGACGCTGATCAATAAGCCGGCCAGCGACCCGACCAAGGTGGTCGAGCTGTCGGTGGAAGACTGGAAGAACCAATTTTCGCCGAAGGAAGTGACGCAGCAGTGAGCGCCAAGAAGCCGGTCAGGATCCGCCACGGCTTTATCCCACAGCCCGGGCCCCAGACGGCCTATCTGAAGTGCCCGACCGACATTGTTGTCTATGGCGGCGCCAGGGGCGGCGGCAAGACCTTCTCGGCGCTCGGCGAGTTCTGGATCCACGCCGAGCGGTTCGGCGAGAACGCCCGCGGCTTGATGATCCGCAAAACCCGCGAGGATCTGAAGGACAGCGTCGCGGTCGCCGAACGAATGTACGGCAACGCTGCCAAATGGCAGGAAAAGGGCGCCTATTTCAAGTTCACGACCGGCGCCCGGCTTTACATGGCCTACCTCGAAAACGAGGGCGATGCCGAGCACTATCAGGGCTGGTCGCTGACCCGCGTCTATGTCGAGGAGCTGACCCAGTTTTCCTCCCCGGCGCCGATCATGCGGCTGTTGGCGACGCTGCGCTCGACCGCCGGGATCAAGTGTCAGATGCGCTGCACCTGCAACCCCGGCGGCCCCGGCCATCTCTGGGTCAAGCAATGGGCCGTCGATCACGGTCCGTATAAGGTCGTCACCGACGATGAAACCGGGCTCCAGCGGACCTTTATCCCGGCGCTGCTGACTGACAATCCGGCGCTGCTGGAGGCCGACCCGAACTACATCAACCGCTTGAAGGCGGTCGGCTCGCCGCAGCTCGTCAAGGCGTGGCTCGAAGGCGATTGGTCGATCATCGAGGGCGCCTTTTTCGAGGAGTGGAGCGCCGCCCGCCACGTCATGGAGCCGTTCATTCTGCCGTGGCACTGGACCCGCTTTCGGGCCGCGGACTGGGGCTCCGCCCGGCCGTTCTCGGTCGGCTGGTATGTGGTGGTGCAGGACGATTTCATCCACGCCGGCCGGCGCCTGCCGCGCCATGCCATCATCCGCTACCGGGAATGGTACGGCTGGAACGGCAAGGAGCCGAACATCGGCTTGAAGCTGACCGCCGAGCAGGTCGCGGCCGGCATCGTTTCACGTGAAACGGCAGCGAGTGGAAGGCGAGAGGAGATCAACTACGGGGTCATGGACCCATCCGCCTTCAATGTGGTCAGCGGTCCGTCGATCGGCGAAACCATGGCGCGCAATGGGGTGATTTTCCGCCGCGCCGACAACACCAGGGTGACCCGCGATCGGCGCATGGGCGGCTGGGATCAGGTCCGCGCCAGGCTCAAGGGCGACGCCGATGGCGACCCGATGCTGTTCGTGTTTTCAACCTGTCGGAATTTGATCCGCACATTGCCGGTTATGCAACACGATGACAACAACCCCGAAGATTTGAACTCAGATATGGAAGATCATGCATGCGACGAGCTCCGTTACGCCTGCATGTCTCGACCGTTCCGCGCGACCGTGGTAACCCAAGCAGATCGTAATCCCCTGCTGATTGCCAACGTCTTCAGGCACCACGAGTTGGGGGGTTAGACCATTGCCGGCACCGTTGCAGCCTGATCAGGATCCTCGCCAGATCCTCGCTGCGATCATGCGCCAGAGCCCGCTGATGCAGGGCGGCGGCTCTCCTATGCCGGGCTTTAATGGCCGCCAATCGACCAATGTCGACATCGCCACGCCCGAGCAGCAGCAGGCGCCGACGCTGGCCGAGCTGACGCAGCAATTTGTCACGCCGGAAGGCCATCGCTATCCGACCCCTTACGTCTCCAACTGGGACGCTCTCCACAAGCGCCATCTGATGGATCCGACGCCGGTCGCGCGGCAGGACCCCGAAGCATTTGCCACTGATGTGCCGGAAGTGCTGTCGCGGCAGATCCCTGTGCCTGGGGCGCCTGAGATGGGCTTTGTTCAGAACCCCGGGACGTTTATCTCGTCGCAGAACAAAAACCGCCAACTGATCGGCAATGCCGATCCGGCTCAATTGCCGCTGACGCCCGGTTCGACCTCGGCATTCTCCGGCAATGTGCTGCCGGTGACCAATCCGCCTGAGACGGTCTTCAGGCCCGGGTTGCGCTATGCGCCCTGGAACTTGAGGAACGGCTGATGGCGCGCGATCCCGAGATCGACACTCCGAACGTGCCGGAAGTGCAGTCGGCCACGGCCGGCAAGCCCGACCAGCAGGACATCCGCCTGCTCGACAAGGGCAGCCCCAAGCCGGACGAGTATGGCGGGGTCGAGGAGGTCGATCGCGCCTATTGGATCGGCTGCTTGGACGACGCTGAGCGCGCCGAGGCCAATTGGCGGCAGCGCGGCCGGGAAATCATCCAGATCTACCGCAACGACGGCAACGTCGGCAAAAAGGGCAGGCTTGCTGACGGCCCCGTTTCATTCAACGTTTTGTTTGCAAACACGGAGGTCATGTTACCGGCGATCTATTCGAAACCGCCGGCTCCGGTCGTTCGCTCGCGCTTCACCAAAGTCAGTCAGCCGATGGCGCCGCCGCCGGGACTTCTTCCCCCCGGCGTGGCGCCGCCCGGCGCACCGATGTTGCCGCCCGGCCCCGGTGCGCCCGCTCCAGGCATGTTGCCTCCCGAGGGTGGGGTGCCGCCTGGAGCGCCTATTGAACCGCCAGGATTGCCGCCGGAACCGCTTCCCATGGCGGGACCGCCGGCAATGGGGCCCCCGCCGGTTCCGCCAATGCCCGGCGGGGAGTTCCCTCCCGATCCGATGGCGCCGCCACCGCCGCCGCCGTTCGATCCCGGCCCACCACCGCCGCCGACCCCGTTCGGGGCGATCCCCGGGGCGCCGCCGCCGCCGATGCCCGGGCTGCCGCAGGCCGCCCCCAACCGGCCGCCGCAAGACGTGATCGAAACCGCCGCCAGCGTCATGGAAAAGGCGCTGGAAGTGGTGGTCGAGGACGAGCATTCGAGCGAGGCCGTCAAGATGGCGGTCAAGGACGTGCTTTTGCCGGGCCGGGGCGTCTGCCGGGTGCGGTGGAAGCCGATCATGGAGGACAAGCCCGTCACCGCCGGCGACGGCGCCACGCCGCTCCCCGAGGGCGGTGTACCGGGTGCGCCGCCGCCCACCGAGCCGGTCAAAGTGTGGGAGAGCGTCGGCGACGAATATGTCTACTGGGAGGATCTGCTCGTCGATCCGGTGCGGCAGGCGGCCGATACCGAATGGGTGGCCTTCCGCCACCTGTTCACCGAAAAGCAGCTTGAGGCTGAGTTTGAAGGCTCGCCGCAATACGAGCTGATGCGCGAAAAGGGCAGGCTCGGCGACCTCTACAAATGGACGGAAGAGAGCGCAGCAAAGAGTGCGGTCGGCGGCGGCTCGCCGATGAAGAGCGCCGAGAAGCTCGGCGACCACATCAAGAAAGCGATGGTCTGGGAGATCTGGTCGCGCAGAACCCGCGAGATCATTTGGTTCATCCGCGAGACGACCGGCGTCGTGCTGCGCGTCGATCCCGACAGCCTCAGCCTGGAGGGCTTTTTTCCAATCCCGGTGCCGATGCTGGCTATCCGCACCTCAGACACGCGGATCCCGCGCGCCTTCTTTGACCTCTATGCGCGGTTGGCGGCCGACCTCGATGAGACATCCGAGCGGATCTCGATGCTGACCAAGCAAATCAAGGTCAGGGGCGGCTATAACTCAGCCTCCCGTGAGATCGCCGGCATCCTGCGCGCCGACGACGGCAAGATGATCCCTGTCGATGGCGTGGATATGCTGACCGGCGGACTGCAATCGCACATCTGGCTGGTGCCGATCGATGTTTGGATGCAGGCGCTCGACAAGCTTTACCTCGCGCGTGAACAGCAAAAGCAGGCGATTTACGAGATCATGGGGATCTCGGACATCATGCGCGGTGCCACCAAGGCCAGCGAGACGGCCACGGCCCAGCGCATCAAGGGCTCGATGGGCGTCAATCGGCTCGATGACGCCAAGACCCAGACCGACAATTTCGTCCGCGATCTGTTGCGCCTCAAAGCTGAGGTGATTGGTCAGAATTTCTCGCCCGAGACGCTGGAGGCAATGACCGGCGAGGCGGTGACGCCCGAGGTCATGGACATCCTGCGCTCCGACTTTGGCCGGATGTGCTCGATCGATATCGAGAGTGATTCGACGGTTGCCGTCGATGAGCAGGCCGAGCAGCAGGCCATGGCGATGGTCATGCAGTCGGTGCAGGCGGTCATGCAGGGCGCGGTGGCGATGTTGCAGACCGGCCTCTTGCCGCCGCCAATGATCATGCAGCTCAGCCTAGAAATGTTGAAGATGTTCTTGCACCCGGTACGTTACAGCCGCGGCGTTGTGGAGCTGATCGATGAGTTTCAAGATCAACTCTCCGCCCAGATCGGCATGATGGCAATGATGCCACCGGGCGCCCCTCAGCCAGGAGCCCCGCCGCCCCAGGGTGGACCGGGCGGCGCGCCGATCGAGAAGCCGCCGGGAGGACCAGGGGGCCGCCCACCGGGCGCTCCGCCACCCGGCGGCCCACCGCCAGGGAACGGTGCGGCTCCTCCACCAGTTGGTGCTCCGTCAGGGCTTTTTTAAAAGGAAACAGTCCTATGGGACGTGAAGGCGAAGACGACAAGCGCGGCGGCGGCGAAGGCTCACAGCAGAAGCCTGGGCAGAAGCCCGGCGAAGGCGGCCAGGGCGGCCAGGATCGGCCCGGCCAGGGCGGCCAGCAGCCCGGCCAGGGTGGCCAGCGTTAACTGACCCGGGGGCGTGGCGGCGCCCCCATTTTTTAAGGAAGCAAAGCCATGTCCACGAAATACAGCGGCCCGAATCAGACCAAGGGCGACGTTAAGGAAAAGGACAAGTCGAACGACATCGATCCGCGCGAGCTCGATAAAGCCGGCAATGCCGGCGCTGGTGAAAAGGCCCCCGGCCAGGCCAAGGGCCACGACAAGGACAAGGCGCAGGGTGAGGCCAAGGGCCACGATAAGGCCGAGGCCAAGGTGCAGCCGCTGAAGGAGGGCGAGCATCTCCCCGGTGACTTTCGCGCGCGGGTCGAGAACACCGCAGCAGGTGATCTCAATCAAGACCCACGCACGCCTTATCCGGTCGGTAACCCCCCAGACCCGCGGGAAAGCTTCTTCCGAATGAACGGCTACTATCAAGAAGACAAAGATCAGGGGCCTGGCGGCAAGCGGACTAAGGCCGATCAACTCGACGCTGATCCCAAGACGTAAGGAGAAGACCGATGGCTTTGGCCGACCTCAACCGGGCACAGGACACGCCCCGCACGACGCTGAAATTAGCGGAGATCACACCGAAAAACTGGCATCGATACCCGCCGCGGACCGCCGCGAACACGCCGCAATGGGTGCGCCAGCAAACCGCGATCGGCGGCGTTAAAGGCGACGACATCGACACGGCCACGGCAACCCTGCTCACCGATCAGATCGCCGCCAACGGGCCGAACACGGCGGTCGATTACGGGCCGCGTACGCAGGCCGCCAAGGCCACTGCAATGGGCACGACGCTGGCCAAGGACGTGACCAGCCCGCGCGGCTGGATCGAGCCGCAGGAGCCTTACGGGCCGGCGCCGGTTTCCCCGACCGACGATCCGACGATCACCAGCTTGTCGCCGAACACCATGGTCGCCGGCTCGACGCCCACCTGGGTTAAAATCACAGGAACGAAATTCACGCCGTTCTCTCAGGTTGAGACGGGCGGTGTGATCACTCCTTATAGTAAGTACTTGTCACCGACCCGCATCGACATGCTGCAAGATCCGCGCAGCTCGGCCGGCACGGTGGTGGTCAAGGTTATCGATCACGGCGTCAAGTCAGCCGGCAGCAACTTCACTTTCACATAAGGAGGCATGGATATGGGCGATCCTGAATGGGTCTATGACCCGAACGACCCCGGAAATTCCCCTGCCTATCGGCCCCCCGAGACGACCTGGATCGAGGGCGATCATCCGACCGAAAACCCCGATGGTGTCACCAACAGCAACGTGGATTACAGCCCTAAAACGCAGGAAGAAAAAGCTGTCCTCCTGGGTGTGGAAATGGTCGATCCTGTAGAGGTAGCGCCCGAGGAGCCTTACGGCACCGACAATGATGGCGATCCGCTTAGCGAAGGCGAGGCATTGGGCATGCTGATGCGAGTGCATTCACCGATGGAGCTGGTCCCCGAGAAGGACCGGCTGACGGCGCAGGAGCGCAATCTGAGGGCTGGCGGATCGATCGGCTTTGCCGAGCTGCGCAAGCTGAGGAATGCGCTGTAGTGGGGCCACGGGATGTGGGGGTGCAGGCAGTCGCGATAGTCGACTGGCGCACCGGCAAGGCGCTGACCAATCAGCAGGCGGTGGCGCTCGGCAATCTCCAAGAGGCGGCCGAGGCGCTGCTCGATGCCATGCATTACGCGGACGGCACCATGCCCGGCGATGAAAGGTTTGGGTCGCGGCGCATGTCGCTCGCCGCCACCCAGATCGAATTAGGTCTGGAGATGGCGTTCAAGGCGGTGTTACAGCCGTGATATACATACTACGCAATGGCTCACTGGTGCCGAAAGAGAGAGCTGGTCCACCCGCCTTACGCTCTCACCTTCCGGCACCTTTTTTTGCCCGCTTTGAGGCAATGCAGAGCCCGGTAACGGGTTGCCAAATAACCTCCGAACGCCAGCGCCAGCGCGATATGACTGAGCACGGCTGTTTTGATCCGCGCGATCTAGGCGCCGGTCACCAATTTTCCAAGGGTCGCGATGTGCAGTTGAGGGAGGCACAGCGCAATGCCGATCGAGACGGGGATCAAGCCGGAACTGATGAACGGGGCGACGGAGCCGCAGGAGGCGCCGAAGAGCCTGCGTGACATCGCCGAGGCCGCCTACGACAAGGTCGAGCGTGGCGTAGATACCGACGATGGTGAGGACAGCGGATCGCAACCCATTGACGGGGACGGCCGAGCGCGCGATGCTCGCGGTCGCTTCGCGCCGAAAGGCGAGGAGCAGCCGGGAGAAGCAGCCGCCGAGCGGCCCAGCCCCACCGATACAGCAGCAAGTGCTGCGAAGCCGGTCGAGCCAGCCCCTACAGGCACTCAGCCACCACAGCACTGGTCCGAGCAGGACCGCACGATGTTCGCGCGGCAGACGCCGGAAGCTCAAAGCTTCTTGCTCAGACGCCACACGGAGATGGAGCGGGACTACACGGCCAAAACCCAGGCGAACGCGTCGGCAGTCCAATTTACCTCCGCGCTCGCGCCAGTCTTTCAGGAGCCGACCTTATCCGGCCACCTGCAACAGGCGGGAATGTCTCCCTACGATGCCATCCAGCAATGGGCTGGAATGCACCGCAGGGCGCTTAACCCAGATCCGCGCGAGCGGGTCAATCTGTTGGTCGATATGGCGCAGGGCATGGGCTTGGACCCAGCCGCAATCTTCGCCACGAGCCGGCAGAGTGGACCTGCTCTCTCAGAGGAAGAGCAGAAAGACCCTGCCATCCGTTACTTCGCCGATCACCTCGGCCGCACTTCCAGTGAAGTCCAGCAACTCCGAAACACCGTCCAAAATCTCGTCCAAGGCAGCCAACGGGCTGCCGAGCAGCAACAGCTAAAGGTCACAAGGTGGGGAATAGACAGTTTTGCCGAGGAAAAGGACGAGCAGGGCAACCCGGCTCATCCGCACTTCGACGCCTGCCTGCCGCAGATCATCGAGCTGTTCCGAGCCAATCCCAATCGGGATTTGCGCGAGGCGTATCAAACCGCGCTGTGGATGAATGGAGAAACCCGACAGGCCCAGCTCGACGCTGCCGAACGTTCCCGGCAGCAGCGGGCAGCCAACGAGCGCGCGGCGATGGCCAATCGCTCCAACGTGCGCGGGCGGACGGTTCCGGTCACCGGCAGGCAGCCGGCTGATCCGAACAGACCTCGGAGCTTGCGCGAAGTCATCGAGAGCGCGGCCGACGAAATCGGCTTCTAGAGGCACCGCTGAGGGCGGGCCTCGTATAGGAGCCCGCCATGGCCGAACCGACCGTTAACCAGCTTGTTACAACTACTATAAATGACTACCGAAAGGAGTTCGCAGATAACGTAAGTAATAGTAACGCTATACTAGCTTTGCTGCGCAAAGGCGACAGACATCGCACAGTAGAAGGTGGTAAAGCGATCGCTTGTGCTTTGAGTTATGCTGAAGAAACCTTCGCATGGTATGCCGGCACCGAGCTCTTGAGCCGGGCGGTCAAGGAGACGCTGTCCGAGGCCGACTACGAGCCGGCAAACGCCGTCGCCAGCGTTACGCTCAGCGGTCCCGACCTCGCCAAGAACCAGGGCCGCGCCGCCATTCTCAACTTGCTTCAGAGCAAGCTAGAGAATGCGGAATCGACCATGAAGAACAACATTACCAAAGCAACATACTCGGATGGGACAGTAGCCAAAAGCTTTGCCGGTCTGAAAGCTTTCATTA